TTTTGCTCTTTATTTTTATAGAAATTAATTTAATTATTAATAACAACAGGAGTACAAATATGTCAAAAATGCCAAAGATGAATTTATGGATTGATGCTTTCAATTCAGATACTTGTTTTTTAACCAATGAAGAATTAGGGGTTTATTTTCGCCTTATATTTTATGCTTGGTCTAAAGAAGGGTATCTACCTAACAATAAAGATTTTATTTTAAATTTAGCACCGAACTCAAAACCAGAAACGATTGATTATATTTTAAAATTATTCTGGAAATATGAAGGTAGTGATTGGGATAAAGGTTGGTATCAAAAACGCCTTGTATCTGAATATCAAAGAGCAGTATCATTAACAGAAACTAATAGGGAAAATGCAAAGAAACGTTATGCAATCGCAGAGCCATCGCAAAGCGATCGCACTGCCTCTATATCTAATTCTATATCTATATCTAAATCTAATAAAAATATAATAGATAATTTTTTTAATAAGTTTTGGGAAGATGTTTGCTACAAAATCAACAAAGGACAAGCAAGACGTAATTATAGAAAATTACATAAAGATTGGTTTGAAGAGCCTCAAATGTTATCTAAAAAATATAACGAATATTACGAATCCCTTAAAGATAAACAGTTTGCACAACACCCAAGTACTTGGTTAAATGCTGAAGGATTTTTAAATGAAGGTACAGAAGTCAAAGATAAATTAACTGATCAGGAAATGAAAGATTGGAAATTTAAATCAGACTTGGATATGCGTAAAAAGGGTATGAAGCCATTATCATGGTCAGTAGGTTATATTAGAGAACTTGACGAAGCTATTGCTAAAGGCGATTCATAAAATGAATTTTAGCCCATTCACGATCTTGTGGTTTAAATTCTACTTCTACAAATTGGTCAATGCCTTTAGGAGCATTATTAAACTTGAATAAGTCAAGGAAAAAATTAATAGATTTTTGAGTAATACCATAAACATTCATTCTTGCAATTTAACGATTTAAATTTATTTTAAAATTATCAAAATGAGAAATCAGCTATGTCACAACCACAAAGCTACATTATAGTAGATAACGAAGATGGTACTTTTACTGCTTATGTTAACTTTGGGAGTTGGGCATCTAAAGAGGAGGCAGAGCGTAATTTAGATTTAGCAATGCAGATGTTAGGTTTGCATGTTAACGATTTACCCACATTACACTAATGGATATAAAATATTTTTCACCAGAAGAACTAAAACCCTACAACAATAACCCAAGAAAAAATTTAAATGTTGATAAAGTTGCTAATTCCTTAAAAGAATTTGGATTCCAACAACCGATCGTAGTTGATAAAGGTATGGTTGTTATTGTCGGTCATACAAGATTAGAAGCATCAAAAAAAATAGGTTTAGATAAAGTTCCTGTTTTAATTGCGGATATACCCCCAGAAAAAGCTAAAGCATATAGAATAACTGATAATAGATTAAATCAAGACAGTTCTTGGGATTATAAATTATTAAATTTTGAGATGGGTGACTTGATGGATAATCATTATGACCTTAATCATTTAGGATTTGATGAAATAGAAATAGAAAAAATAGTTGCTTTTGTACCTACTTTTGAAAAGGCTAATGATTTAGTCGAAGAAATAACAGAAGATATCCAAGCACCAATGTCACAAGTGCGTATGGTACAATTATTTCTTAATAGTGAAAATGAGCCTATGTTTAAAAAAATGGTTGAAAATTTACAAAAATTTTATGGAACTGCAAACATGACAGATACAATATACAGAGCAATAGAAAATGAAAACTCTAACAGTCAAACCTAAATTAACAGATCAACAAATAAAAGAATTAGAAGGTAAGTTTTTAGATGAATCTTACATAGATATTTTATTGGAAGAAGATACAAAAATTGTTGATGAAAATGGAAGACCGATAGCAGTTTTTATTAAAAATGTTATCCCTCATAATCTTGCAGAAAATGCCTATTATGCTTTAAGAAAAGCAGTTGCATTATCAAACAATAGAGGTCAAGCATCTGGACCATTACCACCAGAATTAAAAATTGGAGATAAAATTGATGGATTAACTGTGGGGAAAATTTTAGGTAATAGATATATACCTTTAAAGAAAGACGGAACACTTTCTAATTCCCCTAAAGCTAAAGCAGTTTATTCAAGTATTATTGGATATGCTGATAGATATGCTCGTATACCTTATTGCAGAACAACAGAATTTACTTACAAACACTTCCAAGAATATAAAAAAGCAGTACCCTACATACAATTTATTTCTAAAATGTTTAAAGAACATCTACCAGACAGATGGCAAAATCAAAAAAATGAATGGGAAAAGACTAATGATGATTTTAAAATCCAAAACACTGTATTCTCAACAGTCACTGTCAATAAAAATTTTAGAACTGCTTGTCACTATGATGCAGGTGACTTACCAGAAGGATTCGGCAATCTAGCAGTATTAGAAACAGGAAAGTATCAAGGTGGCTATACTGTTCTACCTAAATATGGGATTGCAGTTAATGTAAGAAATTGTGATCTAGCACTATTTGATGTTCATGAATTACATGGAAACACCGCTATGACATCAGACCGACCTTATGAACGTATATCTATCGTATGTTATTTTAGAAAAAAAATGGTTGAATGTGGTAGTGCCTCAGATGAATACGAAAGAATTAAAAACAAATAAATGTATCGCTATCGGTGGCGTACCTGCAACAGGTAAGACAACCTTAGTTAAAGAAATATATAATCAATTAAATTTCCAAAACTTTAAATATGGACTGTTAAGAGGTCATTACAATCAAGATAATAATTTATCTTTGTTAGGTATTTATAACGAAGATTCTGTTTTTTTAGGTACGGATAAACTATCCATGGCAGTTAATAAACACTTTATTAAATACATAGAAGCTAATAAAAGAAATATATTATTTGAAGGTGATCGTCTATTTAGCCTTAAAAATATAGAGTTTATAGATCAATATTATGATTTACGAGTTATTGTTTTAAATAATACTAAGAAAGTTATTGAAGAAAGACATCAGCAAAGAAACGATAGTCAATCAGAAAAATTTATCAAAGGTAGATATACAAAGATACAAAACATCATATCAAATTCTAAAAGTAATATTGAAACCTACATCTTAGATAACCTTGATGATACTAAAGAATTGGCAAATAATATAATTTCATGGTATAGGTAAAAAAAATGGAACCCACACTCTGGGTATAAGAGGTAAAACATGGAAGAAAAGAAAAAGGTTGGAAGACCAAAAATAGAAATAAACGAAGATCAGTTGGAAAAATTATCATCAATTTTATGTACTATGGAAGAAATGGCATCATTCTTTGGGTGTTCAGTAGATACACTAGAACGTAATTTTGCGGATACTATAAAAAAGGGAAAAGATAAGGGCAGAATGTCATTACGAAGACTACAGTTTGAAAAAGCACAATCTGGAAATACTACTATGCTTATATGGTTAGGTAAGCAACTGTTAGGTCAAAAAGATAAAATAGAAACATCAGAGAATAACGATCCACTCCCATGGTCTTATGATTAATGGGATTAACTAAACCTCAGCAAACAGTTATAGAAAGTCAAGCTAGGTTTAGAGTTTTAATTAGTGGACGTAGATTTGGTAAAACATTTTTAGCCATTAACGAATTAGCAAGATTTGCACGTTATCCCAAAAAGAAAGTATGGTATGTCGCTCCTTCTTATCGTATGGCTAAGAATATTGTATGGAATGATTTAATTGATAGGTTATATAAACATAAATGGGTGGATAAGGTTAATCACGCTGATTTAACTGTTCATTTAAAAAATAGTTCTACGATTAGCTTACGAGGTGCCGATAACGAACAATCTTTACGAGGGGTAGGTTTAGATTTTTTAGTATTAGATGAATTTGCAGACATTAAAGATACAGCTTGGACGGAAGTTTTACGACCTACTCTTTCAGATAGAGGTGGGCATTGCCTCTTTACAGGAACTCCCAGAGGTTATGGAAATTGGAGTTATAATCTTTTTTTAAGGGCTGAAACAGATAAAGAATGGAATAGTTTTAAATACACTACCTTAGAGGGTGGGCAAGTATCTGCTAATGAAATTGAACAAGCTAGATACGATTTAGACGAAAGAACATTTCAACAAGAATACGAAGCATCTTTTGTTAATTATGCAGGTGCCATCTATTATAATTTTGACAGAACAAAGAATATTATTGAAGAATATCAACCTCAATCAAGAACTATTCATATTGGCATGGATTTCAATATAGATCCCATGGTATGTGTCGTATCTGAAATTATTAATGATGTTGTTTATATTTATGATGAGATACAAATATATTCTAGTAATACACAAGAAATGACAGAAGAAATAATAAGCAGATATCAGGGCTATCAAATAACTGTCTATCCAGATCCTGCATCAAGGCAAAGAAAGACGTCTGCAGGTGGCGTGACTGATTTAGCTATTTTAAAGAACGCAGGTTTTAATTTAAAAGTTAGAAATAATCACCCTTTAATACGAGATAGAATTAATTCTGTTAATGCAAAATTGAAAAACGCTAAAGGCAAAAATAGTTTATATATTGCTTCAAAGTGTAAAAATGTTATAAAAAGTTTGGAAAGGCAAATTTATAAAGATGGTACAACAATCCCAGACAAGGATAGTGGATACGACCACTTTAATGATGCTTTAGGATATATGATAGAATATTTATACCCATTACGCAGAGAATTTAAACCTAATAAACCACAGAGGTGGTCATAATGGCTAATTATACAAGAGAATTTTTAACAACAAAACATAAGCACTACCAAGAAAAAATAAGTGATTGGGCTTTCCACTATCGTTCTTATACAGGTGGGCAAGATTATCAAAATGGATTTTTATTAAATCGCTATGTATTAGAAACAGATGAAGAATATATGAAAAGAGCAGAGAATACTGCTATCGATAATCATTGTAAAAACGTAGTACAAATCTATTCATCTTTTCTTTTCCGAGTACCACCTACTAGAAACTATGGATCATTAGATGGTGATCCTGCGGTTAGAAGTTTTACCAAAGATGCAGATCTTGATGGTAGGTCTTTCAATAATGTTGTTAAAGAAATGCAAATCAACGCATCTATGTATGGAACTTGTTGGGCAATCATAGACAAGCCCAGAATTATAACCAAAACTAGAGCAGAAGAACTACAACAAGATATCCGACCATACATCAGCTTATACACTCCAGAAAATGTTATTAATTGGAATTATGAAAGATTAGCTAATGGAAGATTTTATTTAACATCATTAACTCTTGTCGAAGAAGCAACTGAAGATTATGCAACTATTAAAGTTTGGTCATTAGAAGATATAAGCACATTTGTTGTTGAAGATTTTAACAAACCTTATGCAGAAGGTAAGGTAAAGTTAATTGATGAGATTCCTAATGTATTAGGTG